AGATCGTGGAGTGTATCCAAGTTTCTTTGCGTGAGATACTACAGAAGAGCGAAGAGTAGCAGTATCTAAAAATGCCTCGTTCATTGCAAAGTTGGCGTTCATTGCAAGATAGTGTGTGTTGTATGCAAGTAAGTCAACAATCTGCGACAAACCAGAACCTTCAAAGTTATAGTCTGTAAACTCATTCTGGTTCTTCATGTATGTCTTGAGATTATCTTTGATTAAATCAAAATCCAATTCAGTAACTTGTAATTTCTGTGCCATATTATTTGCTCTTCTCTAATTGTTTTGACATTATCTTAATCTCTCCAAATCTACATCCATACTAATAAGACCATCTTCAGAGTTTACTATATAAAATTCTATAGTAATATGATACCCATTCCTGTCAGTATCAGCATCAACTCTAACAGAAGATAGAGCAGCTCTTGGTTCATAATTAGTAATACATTCTTCAATATAAGTTGATAAGTTCATAGCGGTTGATTCATCAACAGGTTCAAATAGTATCTTTCTAACATCAGAACCAATCTCTGGATGAAAAGGACGTTCATAGAAATCTGTTTGAATAAGATTTCTCACACTCCTCTTAACCGCATCAGCATCTGATAGTGTAGCAATATCGCCCGTGATAGGATGCCTTGTAAAAGACAAACTAATATCCTTATACTTCCTAGTAGCCCTAGAAGGTGATACGGTTGCATCAGTAAACGAATTCGGGGTCAGTGCCATTTAAATCTCCTTAATTGTATTTATAACGAAAGTTAGAGATTAACAAACTCTCTGTTAGCAATATGTCCCTCTGCGATTTCTTCTTTAGACTGTCCATGATATGCAACAGCATGATGTTCTGATATCATCTTCTCATTAAGAATACTTCCATCTTCCATTTTGAACTGTCCAAGTATTCTGCCATACTTACCTTTACCATCTTTAACAGTGACAAGTGTTTGAATAGAACCCAAAGGTAAGTGAGACTTCACATACTCCTTTGCAGCAAGTCCATACTTCTTTTCTTCCAAGTCTCTTGTTCTAGACTCTGGTGTGTCGATACCAAAGAAGCGTATCCTCTGTTTCTTTAACCATACACCAAACCCCAAGTCAATATCAACATCTGTCGTATCACCATCAATGACTTTAATTATTTTACATTTATATTCATACATTTTATTTTCCTCTAATTATCCAGCGTTTACGTTTGGACTGCCAGTTGTCATAGCGCCATCATCAATCGCATCTCCAATTCTACCAACTGGTATGCCTTCTATACTCACCGTACCAGAACCAGCTAAAAGAGGAACGGCATGTGGAGCGCAAACAGGTGGAACGCCGTGATCCACTGTCATTGCACCAACAACAATTATTGGGATTCCATTTGCTTTAACTTTACCACTAGTAGCTGATGTATCAATTGTGGTTGTCGCATCACAAATATGTCCTGTATCAAGTTCATCTCCGATTCTACATACTGCTGGCATGTTATGCTAACTGGTAGAATTTACCAGTATCCCCATATCGTCTGTGGTTGTACATAGTAAAGATACTTAATCGGTTTCCAGCATCCTTACACGATATATGAATCCAAGGGAGTCCCGAACCTGTATTCTTATATTCAAGTATCAATTGATCGTGCGGAATGTTTTCTCTAATCCATTGAACTCTTGCAAAATACTCAGACTTCGCCACGCCAGGGAATTGAATATCTGCCGCTTCTCCAACATTATGTTGTGAACCTGTACTCTTTCCTCTGTACGCATTCGTTACAATCATATCTGGATATTGATCTTTGATTGGATCAAGAACGTGTATCGCAAGAGTTTTAAGTTTGTCGATAATTTGTTTCTGAGTAAATCCTTTATTACCACCCTTTTGAATTGTTGTTTTCGCAACAACAGAGTTTTTGGATAGTTGTCCAAGTGTAAAGTGATTTGATAATGGTAGTGAATAGTTGACTCCCCCAATAACATCACCGGCACCATCATACTTGAAGTCTGCTTGTGCAACCTCAACTGCAGCAGTATCTGCTGCTGGTTCTGGTTCAGATGTAAAGTCAGAACCACCCTCTCCATGTTCTTCACCTTCATCTGGAACACGAGGTATGGATGTTGCTTTCCTTGCAGCACCACTTGTGTTTATTTTTCCTGTCAATGCATTGTAGGAATAGTCAGAGAAAGATGTTGGGAGAACATCTCCTGCTTCAATAGCAGAACGAATTTCATCCTCACTCTTATCTTCATCATCACTTGCAAAAAAGTCATCCGCCTCACTTAGTGGAACGAAAGGTTTTGGTTCAAGTATCTCTGCTTCTTTAGGTGCATCAATCTTACCAGCAAATCCATCCGTATCATACTCTTCATTGTCAATACTGAATGGTAGAATTCCTGTTGCAATATCTCCTGTGTTCATAAATGTAACTTCTGGTGCGTATCCATCTCCAGCTGGTGGTGAAGGTTTTGCACGAGGAACGATTGGAACAACAGCAGTAATAGTTGCGGCACTTCTTCCAGCAGTATTTAAGTCAACAGTCGCACCATCTATATTCATAGCAGCACCAGAACCAATGTTCAATGCTGCAGCAGTGTCAACCTTCATTGCGCCAGTAGACGCAAGTTCATAAGTCGCCTCTGTGTGGAATGATGTTGCACCTTTAATCGTTGTCGCAAATGTTCCTTCCGCCAACATACCTACATTACCTGTGATGTTGGTAGAAAGGTTTCCTTTAATATCTGTAAGTGAATCCCCATCAATAACCATATCATAATTACCAAGTACTGCATTCGTAAAGTTTGCGGCAGTAATGATTTGCATATCACCTTGAGATTGTTGTAAGAACTTTCCAACAGACTGTTGTGTCATTGTAGTCTGTGCAGTCATCTCTATTGATTCGTTTGCGAACATGCGGATATTCTTGCCCGCATGGAAGTCGATGTTCTGTCCTACATTAAACTTTAAGTGTTCATCAATCTGTGCATCCATACTACCACGCACATATAGGGATGCATCACCATCAACGAATACTTTCATGTTACCACGAACACGAACTTGTTTGTTGTTGTGGACGATTTCAAAATCATCACCCACAATCTTAGTTACCTTTGTGCCATCTGGATGAACTTCATAGAATGTGCCGGAACGATGAAACTCATGTATCCGCTCATGCCCAGGCGTGTCATCAAATTCTACAATATGTCCACTCTCTGTTTCCTTTACATGGTTGAAAGGATACTGTGCATTGTAAGAAGACTTAGGTTCGCCCGTCAAGTCATCTACACCATTTGATTTGAATATGTTAACTGGATGTTGATTTCTTTGGTCGTTTACTGCAAGTCTGTTTGTGTCTGCCTCATTTACCCTACGAGGATAGAACCCACGAGGGTCACTGAAACCTTTGAGTGTATTTACTTTGGATACAATGATTTCAACTTCAGCGCCTTCTCTAGGAGGCTCTTGGAATGTAACTTTACCAGCATCAATTCTATAAGACATTAAGCAACTCCCTTCTCTGAAGCATACTCGGCGAGAGTAATACTACCGTTTCTCAATCTAGAATCTACACCCTTTGAGAATTCATTAGGATAGAAGTGTCCAGAATCATTTGCAATATCATTCTTCAGACCTGCCTTAGCAAAAGAATCTCGTGCGATACCTTCATAGAGTTCAACATCCCAAATCGCCTTACCATCAATTGTTGTAATAACAAAGTCAATTGCACTTGCATAGTTATGCCAAGAACTGCCAGGGCGTGCCGCTTTCGGCCCACCAGATTTGTATGCACGAAATAGTTCTTGTTGTTGTGCGTTACTTCTGTATGCATATGAGATACTACAATCATAATCCTCATTATCATCAAGGAATGCTTGTACACCTTTAACAAACTTAGAACGAAGTTCTGGTGCTATCTCATTAATTCGTGCTGCAAGTCTAGTTTTATTTCTAGACCTTCCAAACTCATCCGCTTCTACTCGTGTACCAGAACCATAGTATGAGTCTGGTGGTATCTCCATATTGTTTTCTGATTCGGGTGGATTGTTTTCTGCTGCTTGTACGACACCATCAATCTTTACAAGTACCGTGGAGTCAGTCGCATCAGCGGGCGTAGAAAATTCTAATGTTTCCCCATCACCAATAACAACAGAAGTAGAAACTTCTGGAATAGGTAATTCTTGATTGGGAGAGTAATCGTGTGGAGATTGTCCAACGGGCGCTGCTGAGGCGGAAGAGATGCCAGGGATTGTTCCCCACACCATAGGTTCTTGCATAAAGTCTGGATCACGCCAGAAACCAATCACCCAAGACCCTTCAATCGGGCCTGTAGGGGAAGAACCGATACCACCAGCAGAAGCAGAGTTCGCTGGTTGTACACAAACCGCCCACGGCAAATCAATGGTAGGAAGTTTTGTTTTATCTTCAGTATGATAACCGTACACACGAGCTCGTACACGCCCAAGTGCTAAGGGGTCATTTCTATCTTCTACTACACCGAACCACCAAACGAATCCGTCACGGCCTGCAAAGAAAGTATTATCAGTAATCGCCATTTATATAAATCTCCTTAGAAGTATTTATAAGGCAAACACAGAAGCATGTGTGTGTTATTGAAGACACACATTCATACTAATACATTAATCTATTGACAAAATAACGTATTTGTAATATAAGTAATGGTGTGAAGATAAATCACACCTAACAAGAAGGAAACCCCCTAAATGAAAACGACTTTGATTGCTGCCGCTGTTGTATTGGCAGGCGCACCCCTATATGCTGAAGGATTAACTTTTGGCGGAGAAGTAGATTCTGAATACAAAGTAGACGCAGAGTCAATGACTGTAACCCTTACACCAGAAGTAAACTATGGTATGGGCCAGTGGAACTTCGAAGCAAGCACAGACATCTCTGTGTACGATAGTACATCTGTTGATTCGAACATGGTATTGTTGGATGCATTAGACGATGGTTCGCATCCAGTACTAGACTTTGAAGCGACATATGCAATGTCACCATCACTAGAATTAAGTGCTGGTACATCATGGGACTTGAATACGAATGACCGTGGTGAAGTTACCATCGGCGCTTCATTCAGTTTCTAATTTGTTTCTTATAGTTTACAATGTATATTATATGAAACAGTTTACATAAAAAAGAGGGAGGGCATTGGACTGCTCCACTTGCCCTTCCTATACTTGAGTTCCTAGAGAACCAGTAATACTAGTCATCTTCTTAAAGATAACATTCAGACCTTCCTCACATAGAAACCCTTG